TCAGATTTATCAGCCCATGTAACATCTATACCATATTCTGTTTGCATATTGTTGCTCATGTTAATAGATCCATAACTTGTAATACTGTTTGCAATTTAACTTGATTTACTTTGCTTTGTAACGTGTTCCGTAATCCATGATGCAATGGCTTAGGCCATTTTCCTAAACTTACCCAAGAATATCCGTCATGTTCGTTGTTTAGTTTTGGTAAAAATTCTTGATCTACAACACACAAATATGTATGAAAAAGAAACTTGCTGTCATTACTAATAAAAGTTTCTAAAGGAATAGTTTTCTTAATTTCTGTGTTTCCAATTTCTTCAAAAATTTCTCGCTTGAGGGCCTGCCACGGTGTTTCTGCATCTTCGTTGGTTCCTCCTACAAGTCCCCAAAGATTATTATGCTTACCGTTAGCACGATGTAAAAATAAAAAACGTTTAGTATCTAGTGCATAGAAGAGAGCACCGCTACATACAATATTAGTATCCATACTAATAATTATCTTAGTATTGTATACGCCAGCTGCCGTTTGGATACTCACCTTCAAAGGATAAAATCCATTCTCCAGTGTCCCACTTGTATTGTATTCCTGTATTTAGGTTGGTTTGATATACAAAATCTTTAGTATTTTGCGAATCAAATACTATATGCCATTTAGAACCATCCCATTCTATAATATCGTTTGCATTTGCCTCAAAATCTGACCCGTCAGCGTTTTTCCATGCATTTGCACCATCAACATTGGTGATTAGATTTCCTATAGCACCTAGTAGCAAGATACGTATGCCCGGAACTTTTATGTTAGTTGGGTTAGATTTTAAAGGATCAATTATGTAATCAATTTTGTTTTTGTTGCCACCTGGACCGTTTATAATTGTGTCACTTGGTATAGTATCAAGATCCCAGTTAATTATTGCTACTCTGCTGTTACTAGGATCTATGGCAAATGTACCTGAAATTTCATTTACAATGTCTTTGCGTTTTAGTCGTATTTCTGTTACTCCAGGAATAAACTCATCAGGAGATGCTTTAAGCCAAGCAATCCAGTCTTCTCCTCCAACAACGCCATTTTTTACAAGTTGCATTGTGTTGTTCAGTACTAGTAGATTGTGTTGATTATGACTAACTCCAAATACAACATCAGCGCCGCCCTTAGTTAGTTTACCAGTGGTTTTTAACGCTTCTATTTCACCATCCGGTAACACTGCAACCCTAGTTCTTACATCAGCTTCTGCTGAAGCATTTTGACTAAATTCTGCGCTAAGGTCAGTTTCATTTTTCAATGTGTAGGTGCCGTCTTCGTTTAGCACTGCCTTTGGAGGATTAAGAATATTAATATTTCCTGTTTCGTCAAAAACACTTGTAATAATGTTTGTAATAACACCAAGTCTTTTAACTTTAACAGGGGGCGATATGTATATAGGTGTCGTAAATGTTAATGTTGAAACATCTATTTCTGTTTCTGTGCCCTGTGGAATCGTACGAGAACTCCAAGTCATAGACTCTAAGTTAACTACACTCAAACTTGTCCAGTCAATATAATTATCAGTTGTTTGAATTTCTAAACTTGGATTGAACAACATTAAAATTTGTTCTAATATTTGTAATTTTTGATCTGTGTTAGTAGACCATATATCTGCATTGCAGGTAAGAGTGTATGGTGTAGGCATCAGTCTTTCAACTGTATAGTTTTTACCATCTTTGTTTAGATACTCTTTACCTTCTGCATCGTATGCACGTTCTCTAATGTTTACTTTGTTTACATAACTAGAATCACTTAATCGTGAAGTATCCATTTCTAAACCTGTTACATAAACTGCCATTCTTGGCGCATTTGGTATTTTGTTTTCAGAATTATCTCTAAGAATACTGCCTACTTGACGTGTGATATCTCCGTACATAACTGGTATTGTTCTAAGATTTCCTTTGCTGTCCTTGTACGAAAAATTACTCATCAGTCTAACCATCTGAGTAATATAGCGTCTTATTTGACCGTCATAAAAATGTTGCATTAGTTATCCGCCTTAGGTCTAAGTGCTTGAGATAGACTTTGTCTTTCTTCAACAGTTTCACCACTAATAATATCGGTGTTAGTATTGTTAATAAATGTACCTTTCTGATGCTTTCTGTCGTTTGTATTTGAAAGTGTCATTCTTACATTTTCTTCCATCTTCACCCACCTTGCTCCGTCATATCTAAACAGTCTATTAGGAAAGAAATCTGTTCTTAAAAAATAATCATTTTGGTTTGCAGATAACGGAAAATTAATACCATGCCCAAATGCTTCACCATTGGGCGGTATGCCGTCACCTAACAAATAGCCTTGATATCCTTCTCTGTCTGGAGGATTCATAATTCTATCTGCCGTAATCTGATCCCAACTTGCATCTGGATCTGCGCTGTCAGCTGTTAACAATTCAACATCGCCATTTTCGTCTGTCTTCACAGTGTAAAAATGAGATGTTTCATAACCGGCTGCTCTAGAATCTGCTTCGGCTTGTGCAACTACAGCATTATTAATTTGCATTTCTTTTTCGTAAGTAGATAATAGGTCTCTTAGAGTAGAACTTTCGCCTTCTTCTGCTGGTAAGTCTAATATTTCTTTAAATTCTTGACTATCAATAATTTGTTTTAACTTTAGTCTGTACAAATGTGGATACCAAGTTTGTGTAAAACCTTCGCTTGCACGGTTAACGTCTTCAACTACATAGAAACGTTTTAGTGCTACAGAATAATCATTCAGAGCGTATTCGTCTTTAAGATGCGGTAATTCTATAACATCACCGGGCATAATTTTTCTACCAAGTGTTTTTACACTGCTGTTAATATGAATTGTTAACATTAGTGTGTCGTTTTGTAAAAATAGTCCAAATTGACTTAGATCAAAGTCTACATCTTGTACGTTGTATATTCCACGCATAGTATAGATATCAGGATCATATTTGCGATCCCTATTTTCCATAAACAATAAGTCTTGTATGTTTGTTTCTTTAACAGCATCATAACGAGGCTTATCTGCGGTTGCATCTGCTTCTTCAGGATTATCTGGACCCAAATATTTGTGTACAAATAGGTCCGTCCCGCCAACAGTAAACATTTCTAGAATCTGTCTGTCTAGAAATTCGTAATCTTTTCCCTTTTCGGGTTTATATAAACTAAGTCTTGGCATACACATATTTATCGTAACGATAAATACAATACGGAGAACATGCATATGGCTACACTAGCAACACAAAAACAAGAAATATTTGACTATGTTAATGCCTTCCTTGGTGGCGGAATGATAGAAGTTGAATTGGATCCAATTCACTATGAAACAGCACTAAAGAAAGCACTTTCAAAATTCAGGCAAAAGTCAGATAATTCTGTTGAAGAATCATATGTATTTTTACCAACTGTTGTAGATCAAAATGAATACATATTGCCTCAAGAAGTAGTTGAAGTAAGAAAAATCTTCCGTAGAAGTGTAGGCTCAAGAACAGGTGGCGGCGACGGTGGAACACTATTTGAACCGTTCAATTTAGCATATACAAATACCTATCTATTAAGTTCTTCTAACATGGGCGGCCTTGCTACATATGAATTGTTCTCGCAATACCAAGAACTAGTAGGACGCATGTTTGGTTCATTTATTGAGTTCAAATGGAATACCACTAGTAAAAAGCTAACTCTGTTGCAGCGTCCTAGAGCAGAAGAAGACCTACTATTATACTGCTATAACTATCGTCCAGATAGCGAAATACTAAACGATTATCTAGCAAGTCAATGGATTAAAGATTATACACTTGCAGGTTGTAAATATATGCTAGGCGAAGCACGTAGTAAATTTGCTACTATTGCTGGACCACAGGGTGGATCAACACTAAACGGTAACGATCTTAAAAATGAAGCAGCAGCTGAAATGGAAAAACTAGAAACTGACGTATCAATGGCAGTTGCCGGAGGAACTGGTTACAGCTTCTTGATTGGTTAACCAAATGAAGGTACGTCCTGTTTACAAAGAAATTTTTAAAAAATATGGAGACTCGTTCTGTATAGCACCTTGGACTGCACTTTACATAAGTACATCCGGAGGCATGTCTCCTTGTTGTAAATATAAACCATTTATTACTAGTAATCTTGATGTTTCTGTAAAAGAATATATCAATCATCCTAACTTAAAAAACTTACGAAAACAATTTCTAAAAGGCAAAAAACCTAAAGAATGTTATGATTGCTGGAATAGAGAAAAATGCGGGATTAATAAAGAACAGTTAAGATGGAGCATAAACCAAACTCCATCAGACGAACTAGTTAACGATCTTTTATCTAGAACACTACCAGATGGTACAATCATAGGAGAACAGGAACTAGCACACGTTGACGTTTGCTGGACAAGAAAATGTAATTTTGCTTGTTTAAGTTGTGCGCCAGGTTCAAGCTCTACAATACTAAAAACTTCATCAGATGTTGCAAATGCATTTTGGGGCAAAGATATGCGTCCAGGTACTTCTGGATTACAAGCAACGCAATTATTAGAATATGTAAGAGATAAGAAAAAAAACAATTTATCAAAAGTTCATTTAAGTGGTGGCGAGCCATTTATGCAAGAAGATCTTGTGCCTTTTTTAGAGTTACTGCTTGAAAGAGGTTGGGACAAAGATACTAGTTTATCAATTCATACTAATGGAAGTGTTACAAAAAATTATAAAGATATAGATATCGTAGACTACTTACAGAGATGGAAGTCAGACGTTCATATAACTATGAGCATAGATCATTGTGGCGAAAAAGGATCCTATATCCGCCCTGGATATAATGACGAAGTTTGGTTAAACAATTATCACAAATATACAGATGCAGGATTACTGATAAAATGTCAAACAACCTTAAGTTTACTTAATGCGCCATCGTTAGGCGAATTTTCAGAATTTTGTAAAAAGAATATTCCAAATTTTAAATCAACGATTGGTGTAGTTCAAGATCCAAGAAGTTTAGCATTTAGTAATGTAAAATTAGACCCTAAACTATTCGCAGCAACAACTAAATCCTTGAAAAAAATGTCAAAAACCCATGAGAAAATTTGGGAATCAAATATACCTATGTTAAAGCAAATATCATCGCATCCAGAAGAAATGAAAAACTTTAAACAAGGTATATTGCTTAACGACAGAAAAAGAAACACAAATTTTATAGATATATTTCCAGAATTTAAAACATTCTGGAATAAAATATAGTTGACAAACATAAGCAAGATGTTATAATAAGCAGTATATACCTTAAGGAGTTATATTGTGTTACCCAAATTATTAGTAGTAGGCCACGGACGCCACGGCAAAGATACTGTATGTGAAATGTTAGAAGCATACGGATATACGTTTCAATCAAGTTCAAAGTTTTGTTCAGAGTTGTTTATTTTTGAAGAACTAAAAGACAAGTACGGTTATGCTGACGAAGAAGAATGCTACAACGACAGACACAATCATCGCACAGAATGGTATAATATGATCCATGATTACTGTAGGAACGATCTAGCACGACTAGGACGTAACTTGTTTGCAGAAAATAATATCTATTGCGGATTACGCAATAAGCGTGAGTTCTTTGCAATGCAAAATGAAGAAATTTTTGACTATGCAATTTGGGTAGACAGATCAGACCATTGTCATTTAGAACCTGCTAGTAGTATGAGTATTGAACAGTGGATGTGCGACTACACAATTGATAATAATGGCGACTTAAACAGATTAAAGAAAAACGTAGATATTTTAATACGCACTATCTTTAAAAATCAGGGACTAAGTCTCCCTGCCGCCAGCGAGCGCCTTCTTTTTGCATAATACGCTGACAGTTAGCACAAATAGTCTTTAAGTTTGTTGGCCTACAATTATTTAGATCACCGTCAATGTGAAATACATTAAACTGTTCTGTGTGTTTTGATTTATAGCCGCACTTTTCACATTCACTTTTCTTTTCGTAGCCTCGTTGCTTCCATTTAGGCACACCATGTCCTAGTCCGTTTCTAAGACATGTTTCGCACAGCTTTCTATAATAAACTTTACCATTCTTTTTGTAGTTTATAGCAGCTGGCCGCTGTTTACACTTGCATAAAGGTCTCATACAGTATTTACCTCACCTTTTCGGTCCCTTTTTTACACGGTCAAATACAAGTATTTTTCTCTATTATGGTAAATACATGTAGCAATATTTAATTCCTACAGGAGATGAACAAATGGCATTAGTATCACCAGGAGTACAGGTTAGCGTAATTGATGAGAGTTTCTACACTCCCGCTGAACCAGGTACTACCCCTATGATTTTCGTTGCAAGTGCTGCAAATAAAACAAACGCAAGCGGCACTGGCATAGCACAAGGAACACTTGCAGCAAACGCAGGTAAACCTTACTTATTAACTTCACAAAGAGATTTAGCAGATACCTTTGGTGATCCAGCTTTCCAGGTTGATAATAACAACAACCCAATACATGCTGGAGAACTAAACGAATATGGTCTACAAGCAGCATATTCGTTCTTAGGTGTAAGCAACAGAGCATGGGTAGTTAGAGCAAACATTGACTTGAATGAAATTCAACCAAGTGCTACTGCTCCAGCTGCTTATCCAGAATCCGGAACGTATTGGTTTGATACTTCAATATCACTTTTTGGTATTCAAGAATGGAACAGCGCAGCCGTTACTGTTGCAGGCGGACAAAGTTTTTCAAATAGAGTACCACTAGTAATTACAAGTGTTGCTCAAGTAACAGGTAGTATTAGCGCACCAGGAGCACCAAAATCTTCTGTAGGTACAATTGGTGACTATGCTATTGTAGCAATTACTACAACAAACAAATTATGGTACAAATCAGCAGGTAATGCTCCTGCTGTAGCAGCTGGCGAATGGGTAGAAGTTGGCGGAGATAAATGGTCACAAAGCTGGCCAACTGTACAAGGGTCAAATGCCAACCCTACATTCAGTGCTCCATCAGCAAATATTACTATCAACGGTACAAGTGTAACTGTAACAA